GTTAATATTAACCACATGGTCCCAGCCATAGCCGGCAGCACTGTGAACACTCTTGATGCTGAAGATAAAAAAAGATACGGTGATACCTCATTGCCCTTGCCTGTGGCCGAAATCAACAAACGCATCAACGGCGATGAACAACAGATCGATCCCGAAAAATTTCCCAGAGTAGTGCATCCTATTGCAGATAGATTTCTTGAACAAGGACTATTAGAAGATGATGTTAGAGGTTTTACTACATCATCACCGAGACGAGAAGCTCCTTGCATGGTGTTCGGTATTTCTACTCCAGGGCCTCTAGATCGCAGAGTTGGTGCAAAAAAACAGCAGATAGGCAAGGCAGACAGTTTGGCCACAGTGCCTGTGAGTAGACTGGGTGGCACACAGTTGGTCATGGATGATGGCAATGACAGATTTCATAGAGCTACATCTGCTGCTGACGGACCGGTAAAGTACATTGATTTATTAGACGCAGAAAATCAACGAAAAGGTGACACTGGTTCTGCAACGATTCCAGCCAGTGAATACTTTAGAGTAAGAACTAGGACTGGCCATCAGATCTTGATGCACAATTCAGAAGACCTAATCTATATTGCTAATGCTCGTGGAACAGCATGGATAGAACTTACCAGTAATGGCAAGATAGATGTATATGCTCAAGACAGCATCAGTGTACATACTCAGCAGGATCTCAACATACGTGCTGATCGAGATATAAATCTAGAAGCCGGCAGAAACATCAATATGAGAACTGAAACAGGCAAGTGGCATGCGGAAATTGCCACAGACATGGAGTTTCTAATCAACGCAGATGCCAAGCTCACTGTTGGTGCTGACCTTGACATACTAGTAGGAGCCAAGACTAAAATATCCACCAACAATGATTTAGATATAGCGTCTGGAGCAGAAACTAAGATCAGCTCTACTTCAGACATAAATCTCGGTAGCGGTTCTGAACTCAAACTCAACGGTACTAAAATCAATTTCAATGGCCCAAACAATGCAGAAACTGCTGCGGCTGCCGATTTTGTAAGACCATACGATCTCAGAGATAATCCAGCTACCAGTACAGCAGCAGGTTGGGATCAACGTTATCAAGCAGGCATTGTGAAAAGCTTCATGAAACGCATACCCATGCATGAACCCTGGGCCCTGCATGAACACCGAGCACCAGATCTGCTAACTCCAGACAAAACAGATAGGGATACTTAATCATGGCCATACGACTATACAATCAACAGACAGCAGCACAACGTTCTGCTACTGTGACACAGAATCAAGGACAATTCACCTACAAAGGGTTCAGTTCCAGCGAAGCTAACAAGAACTTCAAACTCTATGATATCAATCTTGTCAAGCAGGATTTAATCAATCATTTTTATATCCGCAAGGGCGAAAAATTGGAAAACCCAGAATTTGGCACAGTGATCTGGGATATGCTGTTTGAACCTTTTACCCCAGATGTCAAAGAAATCATAGCCAAGGATGTAGAAGCTATCATCAACTATGATCCTAGATTCGCGGTCACTGAAATCAACATAGACAGCACAGATCAAGGCATGCGAATTCAGGCAGATTTAGTCTACATTCCATTCAATATCACAGAACGCATGACCTTGAATTTTGACAAAAACAATAGTGTGATTAACTAAGCAGTTTATTTTTAAGGGTAAATATTGGTATGACCACAACCAGCAGACAAAACAATCTCATACTGAATCAAGATTGGACCAGGATCTACCAGACGTTTAAAAACGCTGATTTCCGCAGCTACGACTTCGAAAATCTGCGCAGAGTTATCATCACTTATCTACGTGAAAATTATCCAGAAGATTTCAATGACTACATAGAAAGTTCTGAATACATGGCATTGATTGATGCAGTGGCATTTCTAGGACAGAGCCTAGCATTCCGTATAGACCTTGCTAGCAGAGAAAATTTCATTGAACTTGCAGAAACCAAAGAAAGTGTGCTGCGCATAGCTCGCATGCTGAGTTACAATGCCAAACGCACTGTGGCTGCAAGCGGCTTATTAAAATTTTCTACAGTTAGAACCACTGACACTATCGTAGACAGCAATGGAAAAAATCTTGCTCAGCAACTGATAACCTGGAACGATCCTACCAATGCTAACTGGCTGGAACAATTTCTCACTGTGCTGAATTCAGCCATGGCAGACAACACAGAATTTGGTCGCAGTCAAGGATCTGCTACGATCCAAGGAATCCCTACAGAACAATATAGATTCCGCACAGCGAACACCGACGTGCCTTTGTTTTCATTCTCTAAAACTGTGGCTAGTAGAAGTGTGAATTTTGAAATAGTAAGCACAGCTTTTAAAAACAGTGAAAACATATATGAAGAACCTCCAGTGCCGGGCAATCAATTAGGATTTGTATACAAGAATGATGGATCCGGACCAGGCAGTGCCAACACAGGATTTTTTTTACTGTTTAAACAGGGCAGCTTGGAATTGGCAGATTTTACAGTAGACGTTCCGACTACCAATGAAAAAATTGCTGTAGACGCAGGCAACATCAACAATGATGATGTATGGTTGTTTTCTTTAAATTCACGAGGTGCCCAGTTAGAAGAATGGACCAAGGTGTCGTCTCTAGTAGGCAACAACATAGCATATAACAGCATAACACAAGACATACGTAACATCTATGCCATCAACACCAAAGAAAATGACAACATTGATCTTGTGTTCGCCGACGGAGTCTACGGTAATCTGCCACAGGGATCGTTTAGAGTATTTTATAGAACCAGCAATGGTTTATCATATACCATATATCCAAACGAATTGAAAGGAATCAATATTTCTGTAGTGTACCGTAATAAAAATAATATAGAACATACACTGACTATCGGCCTTGCTTTACAGAATACAGTGGCCAATTCCGCAGCTTCGGAAGACATAGATAACATTCGTGCTAATGCTCCTGCGATCTATTACACTCAAAACAGAATGATTACTGCAGAAGATTATAATCTAGCACCATTGTTAGGATCACAGAACATTGTAAAAATCAAGGCAGTAAACAGAACCAGCAGCGGTATCAGTAGAAATTTTGATATCTTAGATGCCACTGGCAAGTACAGCAGTATCAATGTGTTTGGCAGTGACGGATACATTTACAAACAACAAGACGAATCTGTGCTGTCGTTTAAATTTACAAATAGAATAGATATTATTAATTTTATTAGACGAACCCTAGAACCTGTATTCACTGATTCTGAAGTTTACAATTTTTATTTTACAAAATTTGATAAAATATTATTCACTGATTCCAACACCGTATTGCAATCTGTTTCCACTGCAACCAGCACAGGCTATTTTAAAAATATTATAGATAATTCGCAGCTGCCGGTCGGGGTGTATTCAACTAGCAATCTAAAATATGTATTGACTAATGCAGCTGTGAAATTTACAGCTCCTACAGGCAGTAGATTTAAAAAAGGAAAAATAGTTACAGCTGACGCCAATGACGCAGATCAAACAGATTTTTTATGGGCTAAAATAATCAAAGTCACGGGAGACGGCACCTATACAAAAGGACTTGGTCCTGTATTATTGAATATTGCTGTGCCAACCGGTGCAATTGCCACTAGAATCTTGCCAAGATTTATTAACGATTTGCCAGTAGCTCTTGAAACAGAAATTGTCAATCAGATATTTGAAAATCAAAATTTTGGCTTGAGATACGAATCTACTGAATCACAGTGGAAGCTGGTTACCAGTAACAACCTAAATCTTGTAGATGATTTCATTCTTGGCAAGGCCGGAGACACCACAAGTACAAACGTCGACAGTTCCTGGATGGTAGCTTTTGTAAGACAACTCGACAGCTATACAGTGAGAATTAGAAAGCTTGGTTATATTTTTGGCAGTGTAAATCAGAATAGATTTTATTTTGATAAAAATGAAAAACGTTACAATGACCAGATAGGCGCTGTAGTCAAAGATCAAATCAAGGTTCTTGGTGTTAATACTGGAAAAGATTTTGTCACACAATTGGTTCAGGATTTTGCATTTGAAATTAGTGATACCCTAAAGTTTGATGACGGGTATGAAAGTACCAGTGAAATTAAATTAAGTTTTAGAGATTCTGACGATGACGGTGTGATAGATAATCCCGAATCATTTGAAAATATAGTAGGGGTTGACACAGATTTAAACTTTTTATTTTTTAAAACCTCAAACGATGTATACGGTAGCAGAATCAGCACATTAGTCGATAACTTTACAGATCTTATTTTGATAAGAGACAAACAGGACAATATAGATCTAACAGATTCGTTAACATATCCTGATCAACAACTAGTTTATTTTTATGACATCAGTGAGAATATAATCAAACGAGTGAATCGAACAACCAACACACTAGACATTGCTAATGAATATTCTGCAGTAGTGGGCAGAAGAAATCTTAAATTTCAATATATACACAACGCCAGCGTTGATAGAAGAATAGATCCTTCTTCTAGTAACATTATTGACATTTTTCTATTAATTAGAAGTTATGATGAAAGTTATAGAATATATCTATCAGGAGGCACAGACCTGCAACCAGTAGCGCCTACCAGCGAGTCTCTGAGAACAACATTTGGTTCTGCACTGTCTTCGATAAAAAGCATAAGTGATGATATAATATATCATCCCGTCAAATACAAAAGTTTGTTTGGGAACAAGGCAGATCCTGCTCTCCAGGCGATATTTAAAGTTGTTAAAAATCAAAATTTATCTATCAACGATAATGACCTCAAGGTAAGAATCGTTTCAGCAATTAATAATTTCTTTGATATCAATAATTGGGATTTTGGAGACAGATTCTACATGGGTGAACTTACCACGTATATCTTGAATACAGTAGCACCGGATTTAGCAAATATTGTTATTATTCCGAGACAAGCTAGTCAAGCATTTGGCAGCCTATTTGAAATACAAAGCAGTCCTGATGAAATTTTAATCAGTGCCGCCACAGTAGATGACATAGAAATAGTGTCTGCTATCACAGCATCTGAAATAGGTATAAGAACAAACACAAGCATGCAATCTGAAAATACACAAACCACAACATATAGCAGCGTATCGACAAGCAGCGTATCAACAAGCAGTGGAGGATACTAATAATGGCTGCTGATAAATTTCCTAAAAGCGGATTGCCTATACGCAGATCAGTAGAACTACTGCCTGTAATTTTTCAAACCCCTACTAACGATAAATTTTTATCTGCTGTCCTTGATCCACTGATACAACCCGGCGTGTTAGATAAAGTTGTAGGATACATGGGTCGTAGATACGATAAAACCTACAACGGCAAAGATGTCTATGTTGACACAGATGCTACATTGAGAAGCAGTTATCAACTTGAACCCGGGGTGATATTTAAAAATCATGATAAAATAGAAAATTTCTATGACTATATAGATGTAAAAAATCAACTGAAATTTTTTGGGAATACCATCGAACGAGATGATAAGATAACCGGTCAAACTCACTATTCGTGGAATCCTCCTATAGATTGGGACAAATTTATAAACTATCGTGAATACTATTGGGAACCATTAGGCCCACGTAGTATCAATATCACAGGGCAATCTGCAGAAACCGTCAGCACATATAAAGTTGTGCTAGGCACTACAAAAAATTCATTTGTTTTTAGCCCAGACAGTTATACAAATAATCCCACAGTAACTTTATTTCGCGGACAAACTTATCAATTTAAAATAAATGCCCCAGGCGAAGGATTTAGCATACGCACAAATTTTGATGCAGGATCGCTATTGTTTAGACCTAATCAAGTATATCGCGCAGGTAGTTTTGCCGTGTATGATTCCAAACTATGGCGAGCAGTCCGTGATATCACTGTGCTAGATGCTAGTTCGATCACAGTAGACAGTGCAGATTGGCAATACATAGAGCCTGCCAATCAAGGCACTGCATTGAACTACAACAAAGGGATCACTAATAACGGCGTTGAAAACGGTATCTTGACATTTGCAGTACCGTATGATGCTCCCGACACATTGTATTATCAGAGTAAAATTACCGCTGATGCATTTGGCAGATTTGTCATCGCCGATATTGAAGAAAATACATTTGTCAATGTAGAATTAGAAATAATTGGAAAAATTACATATACCAGCGGTAATGGTGTTGAATTCTCAAACGGCATGATTATAGAATTTACTGGCAAAGTGGCGCCTACAAAATATGCCAACGATTCCTGGTTGGTAGAGGGAGTCGGAACATCTATTACACTGACTAGATTTAGAGATTTAACCGTGCCTGTGCTAAGTGCAAATATACCTGAAGTATTGTTTGACAATGAGGGATTTGATACTCAACCGTTTGATGATGCTTCGGAATATGCTGCATTCAAAGATTATGTCACTATTTCTAGAAACAGTACAGACAACAATCCGTGGAGTAGATACAATCGTTGGTTTCATAGATCAGTATTGGAAAAAGCCTATAAACTAAGGGGCGAAGATTTTCCAGCCGCAGAAACCTCAAGAGCCAAACGGCCCATAATTGAATTTTTACCTGGCCTCCAACTGTTTAATCACGGAACCACAGCAAAAGTACCTGTGGATTATATTGACTTAACAACCACCGATGTATTTTCAACTATCGAGGGATCACCAGGATACAACATAGACGGTGAATTTTTATTTAACGGTGCAAGAATCTTAGTGGTAGCAGACACTGACAGATTATCAAACAATAAAATATATTCGGTACAATTTATTACTCATAATAATTCGACACAGATACATTTACAGGAAACTGAAGATTCTGAATCAATACTTGGACAGGGTGTGTCTATTACCCGAGGCAACAAAAACAAAGGATTGATGTATCACTTCGACGGTTCAAATTGGGTAGCTAGTCAACAGAAAATCACGGTAAATCAACCACCATTATTTGATATATTTGACAGTGCTGGAATAAGTTTCGGAGATTCTATCAGTTATTCCGATACAGAGTTTTTTGGGTCACCTATACTGAGTTACAAGCCCGGCAATGGTAGGATTGACAGCGAGTTGGGTTTTAGACTAAGTTATCTAAACATAGATAATATCGGAGACATCGAATTTAACTGGAATTGGGAGACACAAATATTTCGATACAGTGTTGATAATCGTCCAGTATCACAAAAAATTTCTACTGGTTTTTACAGAGTTGGATCTGATGTATTTGCCAATGGGTGGCAGAAATTAGACACAAAGTATACACAACCGATAATAGATAGTCGAATAATAGACACGGCAACTGATACTTTGACTTTCAGAACTGTGAGCTGGGAAAGTCTCATAACTGAACCAAAAATAAATTTTTATCTAAACGGAATCAAATACCAAGGCACCTGGACGAGAAATCGAGGTACATTTGTATTTGACAAAACGTTTGCCGCTAAAGATGTGGTTGTGATAAAATTAATTGCCGATATAGAACCTGATCAAGGTTATTATGAGATGCCAATCGGTATAGAAAAAAACCCGTTTAACTCAGCGATCGAGTCGTTCACTCTAGGACAAGCAACTGATCATATTGCAAGTGCAGTGGAATGGGCAGAAGATTTTATTGGAGTTTTACCGGGTCTGAGTAACCTCAGAGATCTTCAAGACTACAGATTTTATGCTTCAAGATTTTTAAAACACAGCGGTAATGCTCCGTTGGCAGTCATGACATTATGTGATAAAACACATAACATAGTCAAAGCTATACAATATGCTAAAAAAGAATACACGATTTTTAAAAATAATTTCTTGCAACGATCTACTGAAATTGATTACAATGACACAGTAAATGACTTTGTAGACGACATCATTAACAGTCTTACTGCGGTAAAAACTGCTCAGGATGCTTTTGCTGATTCAGACATGATAGGCTCGGGAGCGTTTACTGCGTTAACCACGGTGGTAGAAGACACAGGAATATTGACATTTAGTTTGTCGCAGCCATTTGATTTAACAACGTCTAGCACTAGAGCAGTGTATGTGTATAAGAATGATGTGCAATTATTAAATGGTGTTGATTATGTATTTGACGGCACATTTAGTTTTGTAAAATTATTAGTGACACTAAACGAGTTAGATGTAATAGAAATTAGAGAATATCTCAGCACATCTACAAATCATATACCACCTACGCCTACATCTATGGGGCTGTATAAAAAATATACTCCTAAAAAGTTTCTTGATGACACATACCAAGAGCCTAGACACGTTATACAAGGACATGACGGCAGTATCACAGCGGCGTTTGGAGATTTTAGAGATGACTTATTGTTAGAATTGGAATTGCGTATCTACAACAATATCAAGCAGGAATACGATCCTGCAGTATTTGACATAGATAAAATATTAGCCGGAAATTACGGAGTTGGCGAATATAATAAAAAACAATTAGACAGCATAGTAGTTCAAGATTTTCTAAAATGGATACAAAATACCAATATAAATTATACATTAAATGAATATTTTGACAGTGAAAATTCCTTCACTTACACATATTCGAATATGACCGACCCCACTAAAACCAAGAATATTCCTGGTTACTGGAGGGGAGTGTATCAGCACTTCTATGACACAGATAGGCCCCATCGTTGCCCCTGGGAAATGTTGGGGTTCAGCGAACAACCCGATTGGTGGCAGGCAGAATACGGTCCGTCCCCTTACACTAATAATAATTTAATCCTATGGGAAGACCTCGAAGCGGGTATTATTCGTCGAGGTGTTCGAGCAGGTCGACATGATAGATACAAACGCCCTGGACTGATTTCTCACATTCCTGTGAACGGAGATGGAGAGTTATTAAGTCCGTTGGATTCCAATCTAGCGCAAGATTTTTCTTTGATCAATAATCGTGGAACATTTGTGTTAGGCGATGTATCTCCAGTTGAATATGCTTGGAGATCTAGTTCAGAATGGCCGTTTGCAATTATCACAGCCATGTGTCTCATGAAACCATTTGAATACATCCCTGATAACTTTGATCGGTCAAGGATTACTAAAAATAAACTAGATCAATACACTGATACAACAACAGGGTTATTTGTCACAGTGGACGGTGTTGCGACAAACGTTGCGGATGCTACCACAGTGGGCCTAGTAAAGTATATCACCAGTTACACAAAATCACAAGGACTAACCGTAGACAGTTTACAGGAAAAAATTGAAAAACTGGATGTAGCTCTTAGTTTTAGAATGAGCGGGTTTGTAGATCAACAACAGCAGAAATATTTATTAGACTCTAAAAATCCTGCGTCAACAACTACTAGTATTTTCATTCCTCCCGAAAACTATGATATCATATTCAATGTAAGCAGCCCGATAACCACGATTAGTTATAGTGGAGTGAGATTAGAAAAAACCACAGGTGGTTGG